ACGTCTACTATTTGTTCTGTAGATTCAGTCGGATTTGCTATCTCAATAGTATTTCTAACTTCGTTTGGTAGTGACTTGTCTATAGTTGCCATTTAATTTCTCCGATTTTACTATCTTAACCTTATTATAAGTAACATTCAAGCCCTGTGGGTTTGGTCCTGATTTAGGTGGTATAGTAGTTGTTAATTTTTTCATTAAACTGGTAATCCCAGATCAATTCTTAATTTTCTTATATATGCATCCATAGTTGGATCACCACTTGTTTCTGATGAATTATATAAAGGTGCATATGCTTGTAGTGTATTAATACCACCTCCACCTGAATTTGTTCCTGAAGCTGCTACTTGTGCCGTTTCCAAAGATTCTGGTGTTGCTGGTTGAGGGTTTGATATTGCGGTTGCAATAAATCCTAAAACTGGATTTACCATTCCTAGCACTGTTGCAACTGGATTATTGATTGCATTTTGAATTGCATTTCTAACTGCATTAGAAATAGTACCCATGATTCCAGTGTCTACTGCCGCTGCAGCTGCAGCTGATGCCGCAGCTTCTGTTTCCGCATCTGGTCCAATACCAAATCCTTCTTCTGAACCTCCAATACCACTTGGTCCACTTGCAACTCCACCTGTTCCTGATTCTCCTCCTGGTCCTGATCCAGCTCCTTGTCCACCAGTACCTGCGCCAGATCCACCGACTCCTCCCGAATCTCCTGTTGCTGTTCCTTCATCTCCTGCATTAGATGCTGCTGCCCCATCATCTCCACCGACACCACCTCCTGATCCAGAAGAGGAAGATCCATCTCCACTAGATCCATCTCCAGATCCATCTCCATCATTTAAACTTGGAAGTCCAAATGGTCCTTTATTAGGTTTGCCATTCATGGATTTATATAAATCCAATTCTACTAAGATATCTTGTTCTTCATCTGTAATATATGCAAGGTGAGTTATTGGATGAGTGGGTCCTGATTTCCATTTAACAGGTGTTGTGATTGTTTTTTGTTTTCCTAAATAATTTAATTTTCCACCTTGTTTAACAGGTTTAATATCTTTTGGTTTAGAAGGTCTAACTTCTTCATACCTAATTGTTTTCTCAATCATATTAATAATATGTTCTATTTACTCTTGGGAGTACATCATCTTTATAGTCTTCTGGATGAGAAATCAACCCACCTTGTCTAAATCTCATTAGGGCTTGAGTCATAGAATCTACTAAATCGTCATTATCTCCATGTGGAAATGCAGCACATTCTTCAATAACTTCTTGTGCAAACTCTCTACTTTTTGGTGCCCATATCTTTCCAGATTCAAATAGAGGTGCTACAGAATTAACTCGTGCATGTTTATCATTACCTTTTGATGGTGTGTAATTTACAACGGGTATTCCCATTTGTCTAAGTTCATATGTTAATGGAAGTCCTGAAGCTTTTGCTTCAACTAAAACTGTCTCAGGTTGCCAATACTTATATTGTTCTTGGGCCAGGCGCCTTAGTTCAGGAAACTCTACTCGCTTTTTAATTGCATCTAATAAAATCAAACAGGCTCCTGAATCTTGGTTAGGATGAAACACACCCCAAGTAGTAATGGCTGAATAATCCGCAGTTTCTTTTTTTAAGAATGCAGTATCATAAGATTGAATAACATGTTCAATTGGAGGCATATAATCTTTTTCCCAATCCTTCCACCACTCACGTTTAATAAGAGCTCCTTCTTCTGATGTTGGGTTTTGCATATACTGTGCATTCCATTTTGAAACACCGGCTGATGCTTTGACCGCAAGTAAATCTTCTAACTTCCAATACTCAGGCCACACGGGTTTACCTGATGGAAGCACTGCTGGAAATTCTACGATCTCCCATTTATCAGCTTTCTCTTCTGCTCCTTGGGCCTTGATTAATTGTGCAGTTAAATCTTTTGTACTCCATCTCGTCATAACTAAAACAATACGTCCACCCGGTTGAAGACGTTGACGTGGACCTGATGTATACCATTCATATGCTTTCTCAAATGCCGTTGATGAATTTGCATCTTGCTCAGAATGCGGATCATCGATGATGAGTAGATCAGCACCTCTACCGGTTACCGCACCTTGGACCCCGACAGCAAAGTATTCACCACCTTTATCCGTTTCCCAACGACCAGCAGCTTTTGAATCTTCTTGTAATCTTGTATTAAATATTTCTCTATACTCGGCTGAATCAATTAAGTTTTTTGTTTTACGACCGAAACGTACTGCAAGTTCTGCAGTGTGGGTTGCTTGAATAATTTTTAATTTAGGATCATTCCCTATCATCCATGCAGGTAAAAAGTAAGAAGCAAACTCAGACTTCGTGTGCCTTGGTGGCATGTTGATTATGAGTCTTTTTAATTCACCACTTTTTAATCTATTAAATTTATCTGATATTGTTTGATGATGATTACCTTCAATAAAATCTGGCCATATATATTTTACAAAAGTTAAGAAATCAGAACGTATATTTTTATCTGTATTTTTTTTAAAAGACATTAACAAATCTAATTTAGCGTTTCTTCTAACTTTAGGATCTGTAAGTTTATTTATATTTCTAAATTTTTTTAATTTTTCTATATCAAGCATAATATTTAATTATGGTACCTTAAATGTTTTTAACACCCCCGGGGGTACAAATCTATAGATAATTTTATAACCTATAGGGTCCCCTTGTATGATACCTTAAACATTTTTTACCCCTCCCCCCACCTAAGAAAAAAAGTAATTTTGAAACCCATAATGAATTTATTAGCTATGACTATGTAAATCCTAGACTATAGTGTAGGTCTGGGACCCCTATATTTTGTTTTACCCCCTCCCCCCTCCTTAGAATAAAAGTAAATCGTAAACCCATTGGGACCTCTGTGTTGTTGGGGTGGGATCCCGCCCGCAGGTTTTTTTTACGTGACATATATGTCACGCTATTAGTAGTGGTTGTTGTTTATATATCACAGAATATCCTATTGAATTATAATACTATTAATTGATAGATAGGACAACATTGTTGCCCTTGTTATTATATACATAATATCCCAGATAGTAGTAGAATAGAATCACTAACAACGAGAAAGAAAATGAAAACAACACTAGAAAAAGAACTACTAACATTAAAAGAAATGTTAGTTAAAGCACACGATGAAGCAAGAAAAAGTAAGCGTAAGAATATGTCAAGCTTTGGTGTGTCTATGTTCTTACTTAATACAATAATACAAACCAACGCTTGTCTTAACAGACTTGAAGAAAAAGTTAATTAAAACAATCGGGGTGGTGAAAGCCACCCCACAACAGAAAGTAATAAAATGAGACTAAAAATAGGTGATACAATAAAAACTAGAGTGTGGTCGCTTGATAAAGCTAAAAGCAAAATGGGTGTTATTACATCTATTAACATTGCCTTAGACTATCACGATAAGAAAGCTGAATATGGTATTGAGGTTAAGCAGTATGATACTGAACTAGATTATATCGGAACAGTATCTTATGATGATAATGACAATAATTCTCATTGGACTTATTTCAATCAAATACTTTCAGTGATACCTCAAGAAGATAATGTTAAGTTATGCGATGACATTGTTCATCAACAATTATTCGGTATCAAATAAATGTTTGATATTGATATAAACTTAACTGAAGCCCTTGCTCAACATTTAGTTGAGCAAGGTATAAGCACAAAAGAAAGTGAGTTTATTTCTTTTGTAAAAACTAAAACAGATAATATCATTAGTGATATTATCGGAACCAGCGAAAAGGACGCTTACTTATATGTATGAAATAATAACAAATCTTTATGATTACTTTATAACTTTTGCTTCGTTGTCCTTGTTGCTTGTTGCTTTGTTCTATTGGATAATTTTATCAATAGAGAGAAAACAACAAAAGGACTTTGATACAAAGTATCGTGAAACACGAAACAACAACGAAAGAAAATAATGAAAAAAATAAAAGTAAAAGATATAAAAGAGTTAATCAAAAATCTTTCCGATGATACCAATTTTGAAATTGATATATCAGACGGAAAGATAGGCAAAAGGTCTGTATCTGATGATATTAGATACATGCACCAAATTGAAACTGGTAAGAGTGATAAATCAGTTTGGATAAATATAATTAATTAATATTGATTTACGGAACAGGGAACAGGGCAACAAGCCCTGTTCCCTTTTTTATTTATGCGTTAATTTGTGGTGCTGTATTATTCCAATTAATACCAACACTAGCTTGTAATACTTTATCTAAGCTAGTAATCAAATCAGCAGGTGCGTGGGCTTCCATTATAGTATCTAAAGCCACTCTCTTAACTTGTTTTAGTTGAGAAAGTTTTTTGCCCTCTGGTCTTTTTTCTATTTCTTGTTGAGCAAGTTCACTAGCCCACTCTCTTATTTGTTCCTCACAAACAGACACAGTTATTCTCTCATCTTTAATATCATTAGAAGCAAACTTGTAATCAAGTTTTCCTCTTAATGTTTCATTAGTTGCTTTCTTTTTAAAGAAAGTTTTAGCTGTTGCTTGTGCTTCCGATAAGTAAAGTTCAGCTTGTTTTAGCTTATCAATAACAGATTGTGCTCCTATTTTTTTGGCAAGTTTTTTAGAAGCTGTATCAGTTGCTTGTGATACATATTGACGAACTAATAGTTCTTGCTGTTCAATCATCGGATCTAGTTCCCTTTTAACTTTGTCTCTAAAGTGATCTAGTTGATATTTAGTCATTGCTTGTGCCATATTTTACCTTTCGTTGTTTATTTGTAATCTTACCATAATATCCCAGATTAAGTCAATCTAATTGTTTTTAATTTTTTTTTTATTTTTGGGTGGGCGCCCGCCCGCAGGTTTTTTTTGGGGTGGGGCCCCGCCCACAGGTTTTTTTTGCCTGCGACAATATGCCGCATTGACTTAATCAAATCACTTGATCCACGAATCATGGCCCATGAATAAATTTAGTTATTGCCTTATGGGATATGATGGGATACTATTTTAAATAACAACGGAGAAAATATGAAAGCTAAACACGTAATAAAATGGAATGATAAAGAATATAAAATTCCATTCGATCTAAATCTAGAAATAGACAAGGGCCAAGAAATAAAGATCAATAATAGATTCAGTGGTGAGGTGGCGATTGTGCCATGGTTCGCGGCCGCTGTTTATGATTTGATTATGGGTTGTGAAAGGTTCGAAGATTGGAAAACCCACCGCCAGGGCCTAGATTGGTTTGCTAGGAATTTTCCAAAGCAATATATGACTTTATTAGATTGATTATGAAAGTTAGAGTTAATAATAACGGTATGAAACAATTAGAAAAACTAGGCTTTAAAAAAATACCCACAGAAAAAGGGTTTCATATGTATGAGTTGACGCCTTCGAAGTTAAATAGCTTTGATTCAAATTTCAAGGCTCAGGACCCAATAAAGAAAAAAGTTAAACGATGAATAAAGACGAATTAAAACAAATAACCGGAGGGCTTAGCAAGCCCTCCAAGATGCCAGGGTTTAGCTATAATTTACCGGCAACGAAATGTATTACAGGCTCTAAGCTTGTAAAGATTCCCGGCTCAGTTTGTTCGGGCTGTTATGCCTTAAAGGGCCGCTATAGATTCCCCAACGTAAAAGATGCAATGCAACGCCGCCTAGATTCTATTGATCATCCACTATGGACCAAGGCCATGGCAACAAGCATTATTGAAACAAAGACCGGTTTTTTTAGATGGCACGACTCAGGAGATTTACAATCATTAGATCATTTAAAGAAAATTTTTGAAGTTTGCAATTTAACGCCTGGAATTAAACATTGGTTACCCACGCGGGAGGCCTCAATTATTAACTGCATACAGGCGGACGAAGTACCCGCAAATTTAATTATACGACTTTCTGCCCATAAAGTAGATGGCAGGGCCGCAACATTTTGGCCCTGGACGTCTACCGTTGTTACGTCAGAAAAAACATGCCCGGCCGCTGAGCAAGGCAACAAATGCTTAGATTGCCGGGCTTGTTGGGACCGTGATATCCAAAACGTTGCCTACGGTAAACACTAACAGTTATATATATTTTTTAGGGTGGGCTCCCGCCCGCAAGTTTTTTGTTGCGTTCACAAGCTCACAGGCGCGCAAGCTCACAGGCGCAAGTTGGGGTGGGCCCCCGCCCGCAGGTTTTTTTTCAGGGTGCGACACTATGTCACATTGACAAGATGTTCTTGAACCTTGGTCCATCCTTCGGCGACATGCAAGCAAGGAACACGCTCATGAAGTTCAAGGATCTTGGATCCTTCATAAAGTTTTACGGAACAAGGACCGAGGGACTTTTGCAAGATGAAAGTATTCATAGGATGACGAACATGGAAGCTAATTTGATGAGGAGAAAGGATCGGATATTCACCTCGAGTCACCTTTAATTCAACTGTGAAAAATTTACCATTTTTGTTGTAGCATAATAGATCTGGAACACCAGCTGAGGCCCAAGTTTCAAGCCTTGTAAAAGAAATTTGTGTTATATTTTTTTTAACTTCATGCCAAAATTTTGACTCTGGTCTCATGAAAAATTTAAGTTAACCACTACATTATAATTTTTTAATTACTTTACCCATTGTCCACTTTTCTGTGTCAATTGTAATAACTAATCTATGCGTCTCACGGTACCCTAATAATTTATTTTCCATTAAATGCATTCCGGTGATATCGTATAAATCTCCGTTAGGTAAACAAACTTGAACACGGGCTTCTTTTGAAACTTCTGAATTTTTCAGAAATTTATCTAATGTTTGCCTTAACATCTTTCCTTTTAACATATGTTCCTTTTATTACCTGGGGCCCAGTATCTGGATAAATCCTCGTAAGCCGACCCCAGTAATTATATTATGGAGTAATATATATTGATGTTTTACCAGAGTTAACCTATAAGATCAATAGTATGGGATTACCAAAAAGACTTACAGAAAGGCAGATAAAGTTTGCTCATGAGTTAGTCACAAATGATGGAAAAATTAATGGGAAAGAAGCGGCAATGGCTGCTGGATACTCACAAGATAGAGCATCAGTTACTGCTTCAGAATTACAGAATGTAAATGTATATCCATTGGTATGTGAGTATATTGAAAAATTGAGAACAGAAAAATCAGAACAAAATAAGTTAATGTTAAGAGATAATCTGTTTAAATTAAATAGATTAATGGGAAAAGCCATAGAAACATTAGAGAAAAGAATTGATTGTAAACCAAATGAAATAATTAAAATATGTAGAAGTTTTAAACCAATATTTAACATACTAAATTCTATAAATAGTGTTAAAAAAATAAAAGTTTATTTAGCTGAAGAACAAAGACCATATAGTACAAATCATTATAAAATTGGAATGACAACTCAACAAACTGTTGAAGATAGAATGAATCCAACAGACAACCCATACGGATTAAATTACATATGTTTCGTTGAATATAATGTTAACAATGGATTTAATTTAGAAAAAACATTACAGGGGTTTTTTAAATTTTACTCAACAAAAAAAATAAAATCTTCTGGTTCATCCGAGTGGTTTTATTTTAAAAATAGAAAATCAATAGTAAAACACTTTAAAAAAATATCATCTATCTTATGTAATAAATATGATTGTAATTTTGAAATAATAACTAATCAATAATATGGGATTGTCAAAAAGACTTACAGAAATGCAGATAAAATTCGCTCATGAACTAGTTACTAATGAGGGAAGAATGAATGGAACAGAAGCGGCTATCGCTGCAGGGTATTCCATTGACACAGCTAAAAATGCTGCAAGTAAATTACAAAATGCAAAGATGTATCCATTAGTTGTTCAATACATTGGAGAGTTAAGAGCAGAAAATCAAAAGAAATATGATGTTACATTTGAAAGTCATATAACTGAATTAGGTAAAATTAAAAATGAAGCTTTAAAAAATAAGGCCTGGAGCGCTGCGGTAAATGCAGAAGTAGCCAGGGGAAAAGTTGCTGGTTTGTATATTGAACAAAAGATTATTAGGACCGGTAAATTAGATGATTTATCTGAGGAAGAATTAGATAAAAGAATTGCAGAGGTGTTGGATCAATACTCTCCTATCCTTGAAGGTGTTGAGGTTGAGGAATTAAAGTCCGATGTAAAACAAAAACAAAAAGATATTAGAATCGGAAAACCACAACAACCTACAAAGAAGGAAAAGATTTTAGTAGACTATTCGTTATCTTCGTCTTCGTCTTCAAAATCATCGTCATCTGAATCAGAATCATAATCTTGATTCTCTAATTCATCAGCTTTGTCTCTGATAGAATCAATATCTTCTTGTATTCTATCTAGTATGTCTTGGATTGTTTCTTGTTTTTTTTTGCCCATATATTTTCTCCATACTGGTTATGTTAGATAGCGGAATTACCGTTCGATCTCCAAAGTTAATTTCGCCAAGATCATTTATCTCATAGCTAGAAAATATCCATAAATATTTTTGATTTTTTTTAAAAATAAAACCAATTGAAATACAATGACTTACTGATAATTTATCAAATTCAACGTCTGAGGCCCAGCCAGAATCACTACAAATATCCTCCCAAGATATTTTATATAGGTCATAATTGAATTTATTCATATAAATCAATGTATTTTATTTTAAGGATTATTTATAGGGTTGTGTGTAGTTTGTGGTGTTCTTGTGGTGCTCCATGTGGTGCTTTTCAAAAGCACTATATTCATATAAATCAATGACTTAACCTATTTTGTGGTGTTATTAGAGTATTTTTTTAGGGTTTAAGAAATAAAAAAAATTTTTTTTTCAAAATAAAAAGCACCACAAGTACCACAAATTGATCTTTTTCTATATATACCAATGATTCTAGCTGTTTTCAAAAGCACCACAAGAACACCACAAATGAGGAAATACGCCAATAAAAAACACCACACAAACGCCACATGGAATTTATACTGTTGCATAAATATTACACTTTTAACTATTGTAGGTCAGCAATGCCTTCGTCAATAGCTTCTTCAAGATGATCTGCATACGATTCAAGTTCCCCGGGCTCTGATACATCTGCCTTCTTCTTTGCCTCCTCAATGAATATACCTCTCATTTGAGAACCACTTAACATGGCATCTGCATCTTCATAGGCTTGCGTATAGCTGCCGGATCTCCAATCATCCATCATCTTCTCGCATAGTTGTTCTAGTGTCATTTTTTCTCCTTTAGTGTAGTTTAGTTGATCTATATTTGTCATGGTATTTAAATATTTTATCTGCTGTTTCTTTCTCTTTTTTAAGTTGCATTAGTTTTAAAAAATCTTTCATTAGTTCTGCTCTTACTTTTGGATCTTTTATTTTCTTTGTAATCCAAAGTTGTTTTTTTTCTTTTGTCATATTGCCATCCATTCTTTATTACCTGTAGCGTCTCTCATAATACATATCTTATTAGTTTTATATTTTTTTCTCAAAGAGTTTTTAACAAACTTAACTTCATTCAACATATCATAGATTGTTTTTACTTTTGTTTTAAACTTTATTGAACCATAGATATCTTTCCCTCTAACTTTATAAATGTACATAGAAATTTTAGGAGCTCTATATAAATGATTCATGCATGTCTCCCAAATGTTTTGTTAAAAGCTATTACATTATCTTGGTATTTATCTTCAATATCCTCACATACTAAATCGTAAGGATCCTCTCTAGATACACGACAAACAGTTCCGACATATTTAATTTTAATATCAGGACTATCAATGTCAACAACCTCAGTTTCACATTCATCAAATTTTTCATTTGTTAAATGTTTACCAATGTCTTCATACTTAACTCCTCCATCAGTTAAGAATATATTGAAAGCGTCTTCTTCATTGTCTGCTTTAATATATTGTTCAACAGTCATTACGTACTCTTGTTTAACAACGTATATCTTTTTATCTTCATCCTCTGGTCTAAAGATAAATGGTGTTTGTGTCATAATTATTCCTTTCTATATGAAACTTTATTATATGTGGGATATTATGTCAAGCCTTATTTTTATAATATTGATCTACTCTTCTTAAAAAGTCATGTTGATAATTAACAAATTCTCTTCCTTCTACTTCAAAACGCTGGAAAAGGTTATCTTTTGTACACATTAGGACAACACCTCTGTCTATTTTAGTACCATATACAGTGTTATGGCCCATAGCATACGCTCCTAATTGTAGAAAATAGTCAGTAATCCATTCCTTTCTTTTTGGCTTGTTGCTTTGTTTAAAGTCTATTATACTTTCCGACCCATTAAAAATGCCTGCTAAATCAGTAGCACCTGCATACAACCCTGGGTAATGAATAGTCACTTCTGATCCCCATATTTCAGTTAAATCTTTTAAACCATTATCAATAATTTGTTGCGCCATAGTATGAGCGTTCTGACCTATGTCAGTTAAATCTAAATGATTCTGACCAGCTATATAGCTTTCTAATATCTTATGCATTGCTGTGCCACGCTCTGCTGCTTGGTCCTTGGTCCTTGTCGCTTCAACCTCTCCTACTCGATTCTTCCAGGCCTCTAATCCAGCTCTCTTCTCCTCGGACTGTGTAGCTGCTAGTATCGTTGTCACCGATGGCAACTTTTCCGTATAGCCCTCAGTTCCTAATTCGTAATGCCTTTCATCCTTAATCAAGGACCTTGAACTTGTAGGATATATAAATCTTTTATTCCATTTCATATCAAACTAAATAAAACAATCGTTATCAGTAAATTAATAATAAGTATTTCCATTATAATAATACAGGTAAATTATTTTTTTTTTCTTTTCTTAACCGACTATAAATTTTACTAACTTTTAATTTATACACTTTATTTTTTTTATAATTTTTAGCTCCGTTAGCTCTAATTCTTATCAAATTTTCCTCGTGACGTTCTGAATCATAAAGTTTAATATTATTATAATTATTTATAAGAAATTTTTTCATAGCAACACCTTGTTTTTTATGAAATGGAATAATTGCTTGATCTACCCATCTACCAAATTTTTTTTTAATATTTTTTTTATCTCTATATAACCTTGGATCTTTTGCATTAGGATGAATTAACCCAGCTTTATTTTCTAATTTATAGGGTATTAATTCGTTTTTTATGTATTCTATATCTTCAACTTCCCAAGCTTTAAAAGCTTTATATAAATCTCTTGCATGTAGTAAATAAGGTTTAATTAAATCATAAGGAGTTACCTTACCAACGCTGTTTAATATAATTAATTTTTGACTATCTGTTAACTGTGAAGCCAGATTTAAATCTGGTAAATATTTTCTAACTAATAATCTTTCGTGATGAAGCCTTATACTATCATATTCAAACCTCTTAAATCCACGAAGTATTCTTAAATGAGTAAAAACTGGACCTACACTACTATTATTATTTTCACTAAAATAATGAACTGCTAATCTTAAAATTGGATATATACTCTCCCCTATATATTTCAAAACCCTTGGAACTTTTCCTAAAATATCTATACTATGATCAATAATATAATTACCTTTTAAATCTTGAATGTAAGTATTTTTTACTTTTTTATAACGTGGAGTTTTTTCGTTAACATATAATAAAAAATAAATACCAGGTTTGTTTTTTGTAAAATCTATTGTTATATTTTTAACAGATTGAAATTTATTTAAATTTATAATCATTTATTCAACTTTATTATGATGTAAAAAAGCAGCAGTGCTATTATCAATACAATAATAAATGTCATTGCGGATATCCTCCCCAGATAACTTTTTTATTTATATCGTACCCTGTCTTTAGATCTTTATTTCTTACGTTAAGAAATATGATATCCATATTCATAATAACACCATTGCCTACATGCATTTCATCTATTGTTACCATCTCAAACCCTATTTGATTTAAATAACCTATCGTTTTTCCTGCTGATGGGGCGCCAATATTATATTTATGAGGTTGTAATTCTAGCCATAGATATTTTGTATTATAAATGAATCCAGGAGAACCTTGAATGATATCTAATTCTGCACCTTGTACATCTATTTTAATTAAATCAAATTTTTGTCCGGGTAGTAATGAATCTAAGGTATTGCATTTACGTTTTGTTAATTTAAATGGAACATTTGTATTTTCTTTATAAATGCTATTACCTTCTTGATTATTCATATCTTCACACATGTAATAATCTACTTCTTCATTATCTTTACCTATCAATGCAGTCATATAAGGACCTACTCTTATAAGATCATCTATATGGTTTGAATTAGGTTCAATCATTAATAATTTAACATCAGGATAATGTTTTTTAAATTCTTGTGTCCACTTGCCTTTATAAGCACCAATATCTAGAACAGAATTAATTTCTATTTGATGATGTTTAAAAAATTCAAATGCCTTAAATTTATAAATCATTTATAAATAATAATAGATACAATCATTAACAACCAACTAATGATAATTACTAATAACCAAATACTACGTTCGTGTTTTTTTATATTCATTATTTATACCACTTAACTATTTCTATTATTACAACAACTATCATTATTATTATAACTGCTTGAAGAAAAGGTTCCATTAACAAGTCCTACTCAATCTACTTTTTTTTCTATTTCTTTTTTTACTTTTCTTTTTAGAAATAGGTTTACCAAAGCAATCCCATTTTTTATGGTAGGCCTTTAACAGTTTTGCTATTGTTTTTTTATATTGACTTATTACCATTTTTTCTCCTTTGTTAGTTTATTCCTTTTCCTTCTTCCAATTCTTTTATAACTTCTTCATTTATTTCAACTTCACCTTTTTCATTACAATAATTACAACTCAACATTATTTTTTTTCTTTTATCATAATTAAAGACAGAATAATATTTTGTGCCACTACATTTAGGACAAACTAAAGTATTGCTCATTGTATCATTCTTGAATAGTTAAGATATTTTTCTATCTTTTTGCCATCTAAAGATATTTCACCTCTATTATCACAATACTTACAATCTTTGTGAATAGGCTCTTTATCTCCTTGTAGTTTAATAGTTAAATAACCATTACCATTACATTTTGGGCATATTGCTCTTCCAATCATTTATACTCCATATTCCTATAATTTTTATTTTTTCTTTCATAGTTCCAAACTATACCTAATTTATTTAATTTTTTTAAATTCATTAAGTTTTTTACTTTATCATGTATGTAAATTGGATCAAATCCAGCGTTTCTACAAACTTCATAAAAACTTCTTGGCTTATCTCTAAACCAATACTCGGCATCTTGCCTATCATCATCTATTAGAAGTTGATTTCTAAAATCAGATAAAGCATCATACAGAGCTTGGCATAAAACAGCTCTCCAAAGTTTTTGTTCTGGAATAATATCTCTTTCTTCCGGAAACATGTTAAGATTATTTGGATAATTTGCCATTCAATTGATTTGCTTTCTCATTAACTAAAATGTTAATTGTTTGAGATCTGCTAATAACTGTATTAGGCACCAATACTCTTCTTATTTTATCTATTTTTGAATAGGTTTCTTTAGATAAAGATACGTTTTTATATTTACTTATGTCAGTCATTCTTAACCTTTCTATTATTGTGTTATTAATATGAAATATTATCCCATATTATTATAGATGTCAACTACTGCTTTCTACCCTGACCTTTATATTCTTTTTTACTATTACGTTTATTAGGTCTTTTAGAATGACGCCCCGGACGTTTCTTATTGCTTTGTTCTATAAATTTGCCGTTGCCTAAACTAACTTTTCTTGCCATGTCTTTTTATGTATTCTTTATCTATTTCTTTTAACTTTAAATATTTTATAACTCCATTAACAAATTGTCTAGTATCTTCACCACAATTCGTACATCTATAGTAATCTTGTACAATTGCTACTAGAAATGCTTCTTCATTACATGCAGGACATGTTCCTAAAACATTATCTATATATAGTTGTGAACTAAATTTTAATTTTTGCATTCCATTACCGTGTAGACAATTCTACCATTTAATTTCTGTGCATTCAAATATTGTTTTCTATTATTACCTTCACTATCATAACTACAATGGACCCAACCAGAATTAGGTTCTTTATCATTCCAGAACTCAAGGATACATTGATCAAAATTAATGTTTTGAACAATCCAATCACTTACTTCCTTATTGGGTATACCAAAAATTTCAAAATCTACTGCCTGTCCTTTTATATGTTGACTCTTGCTGCTCGATCCTACGGCCGCGCAGACAGCTGCTGATCTGTAACCAGAAGATACTACAACAGGAGCTTTGAAATTAGCTCTAATAGGTTCTAATATATTCTCAC